TTTCTTCCGCTTGCACGGCAGAGAACGCACACAAACTAACTCTCCTATATATAAATATATATAAAAATATAGATTAGTAGTACCGAATTTAAAAAAATCCCCGCCGTTGTTGAGCTAAACGCTGTCCGACTGCTTAGATACTTGTGAAAATCTTGGAAGCCAAGATTTTCACCCCCTTTTGGGGTAGGTTTCTACCCCAAGGGCATTTGAACTGGTACGCCTTGTGCTCGCACCCATGTATCACGGGCTTCGGGCGTGGTGAACGCATGGCTTTCGCCCCCGATGATGGCAGCTAGGTGGATGACATACTCACGCCATCTCTTGTCTCCATTGCCTTTGCTTGGGTAGTAGTCTTGAACTACGAGCAAGCCCTTGGGTGTTTGGACTTGGGTGATGGTGAAGAACGCACGATACTTGCTGTTACGCATGGTTTACTCCTTGGATTGGTTGGGTTTGTGACTTGAGCTTTTCCCAGTTCATGGGTGCATCGGCGTAGCCGTAGCCGTGCTTGGGGTTCTCTTTCATTTCTTGGTGCAGTCGCTTACGCATCTGCATCAGTTGGGTTTGCACATCCGTATGGATGCGGTACTTGAGTTGGTTCATGGTAGTTCTCCTTGAATGGTGATGAGATTGATTCGCGTTTGACAGGAAAAGAAACAGCGGCAAGACTCGCCGTCTACACCGCTGTAAAAAACTGGGGTAGAAACCTACCCCATGTGGAAAAATTACTCTGCAACAGATTCGAGCAGAGCAACAGCCTTGGCAAAGTCGCCTTTGACCAATGCGAGGAACGCAGTAGCCTTGGCTTTCGCTTCGGGCGTGAAGCGGTAGCTGACCTCTTGAGTAGGCTTGGCTTTCTTGGGCAGAGTAGCTTCCTTGTCAACAACGTGATAGAGCCACTTCGCATAGCCACGCTTGTAGCAGGCTTGCTCGTCAGCGGTACGAACATCCTTGCCCTTGGGCTTAGCTGGTGTGGGGCGTGCCTTTGCGTAGATGGCGGTTGCAACACCCTCACTAACTTCTGCATTACCCATGATGTACCCGATGATGAACTCGGACATCATGGCTTTCTTTGCGTCAGCTTCTGCAACAGCGTATGCCTCACGATGTGCCTGCATAGACTCATAATCAATGCGGTCTTTAGTGCCGATGGCGTTGCCGATAGCTGACAGGGTTTGGTTTGGTTTCTTCATGGTTACTTCTCCTAGATGTGGGGTAGGTTTCTACCCCGTGGTTATGCGACGAGGACTTCCCTAATCGCTGAGGCTATTTTACCACGAGGGGTAAGAGAATGGTTCACATACCCCAGCGTAGACTGGCAAAACCGAGAACTTAAGAACCCACCGTACCCCCACCCCCCGATATATGTAGGCACGGGGGTATGTCGTGTGAACACTATTCCCCAACCATTCTCCACAACTCAATTTAGTACTTTACAATTACCTCAAAAATTTTATAAAAATTTGTGTCAACCGTTGGACAAAGCCAAATAAAAAAACCCCCCAGCTTGAGACTGGGGGGCTGAACGGTCGAACCAACAACCGAGGAGAAGCAACTGGCAACTGCTTGCCACATCACTCAAGAAATAGTATACACTCCGCGCATCGCAGGTACAAGGGACTTATGCGCCAATGTTAGATCACCTTATTGATTTCGAACCCGAAGTGGTTGACCACTTAGGTAAACCTACGCCGCTTGAAAGAGAACATCCGGCGGATAGGATCGACGCCCAAGTAAAAACAACCGACTGGTTAAAGAGTCTAGGTGCGGCAGACACAGATACCGTGGTCAGCCAAGCAGAAGTCAAAGCAGCGCGGGGCGCATTCACCAACCTAGTCTCCGCAGCACCAAGCGAAATCACGCACGAACACTTATCCCAAATCAAAACGCCTGTTGCCGTGCAACACTTGGTGGGGATGCTGACTGCATACGACTGGGAGTTTGTGCAGCAAGCCAAAGAACTTCGTGGATATACAGTTGCCAAACTGTTGGAAGAATGCGAAAACCCCAGCGCTAATATCCGACTAAAAGCGTTGGGATTGTTGGGTAAGGTTACCGAGGTTGGACTATTCACCGACAAGATTGAAGTCAAGAAGCTAGACCTGACAGAAGAAGAGATCGACAAGAAGCTCAAAGAGAAGCTGGCCAAGTTCATGAATGTGTCCGACGCTGAGTACACAGACATTGAAGAAATCGACACAACAGAAAAACCTGTCGAAAACGAAGCCGAAAATAAAGATGAGTGAATACATACTTACACCGCAAGAAGCCACGGCGTTGTACGCCAAGCTGCCGTTGATGAGTCCACAAGAGAAACTTGAGACGTTGGACATGTTGGACAGATCAGAAGGCTATAAGACAATTAGGTTAGCGCGTACTAACATGATCGAGTTTGCCAAGTACGTCTACCCCGGATTCAAGGTTGGGCCGCACCACAGGAAGCTGGCTAAGATATTTCAAGATGTGATTGAAGGCAAGAAGAAGCGCGTCATCATCAACATCGCCCCACGTATGGGTAAGTCTGAGTTTTCGTCTTACCTGTTCCCCGCGTTCTTCCTAGGTAATTACCCTGACAAGAAGATTATCATGGGAACGCACACTGCCTCGCTGTCTGAAGATTTTGGACGGCGGGTTCGTAACTTACTGGACGATGAGCAATACCATGAACTTTTTTCTAAGACCGTTGTTGCAGATGACCAGAAGGCTGCTGGAAAATGGAGTACTGCTGCTGGGGGCCAGTATTACGCTGCTGGTGTTGGTGGTGCTCTTGCCGGTCGCGGGGCTGATCTCTTTGTTATCGACGACCCACACTCAGAACAAGACGTAAAAGCAAACAGTCGTCTAGCGTTTGACACGGCGTGGAGTTGGTTTCAAACCGGCCCGTTGCAGCGTCTGATGCCGGGCGGTGCGATCATAGTCATCATGACGCGCTGGGGGCCACTGGACTTGACTGGCAGACTCATACAGTATCAGGTAAGCAACCCAGACAGCCCACGTTGGGAGATCGTAGAACTGCCAGCCATCTTGCACGAGAACACGGATAAGGAGAAATCTCTCTGGCCGGAGCAGTGGCCGCTGGAGGCGCTCAAGTCTGCCAAGTCCTCAATGGATCCCCGGTACTGGAACGCGCAGTACATGCAGCAGCCTACATCGGACACAGCGGCTATCATCTCAAGGAAACACTGGCGGATATGGGAAGGGGACGACCCACCCACTTGTGAGTACATCATCCAGTCATGGGACACGGCGCATGAAACCAAAACCACATCCGACTACTCTGCCTGTACTACTTGGGGGGTCTGGTACAACGAGGAAGAAAACGACAAGCCACAGCTTATCCTCCTTGATGCTTTCAAAGACCGAATCGCCTTCCCAGAACTTAAACAGGTTGCCTTCAAGCATTGGAAAGAATGGCAACCCGATGCCTTCATTGTGGAGAAAAAGGCGGCAGGTGGCCCGTTGATACAAGAACTTAGGGCGATGGGCATCCCCGTACAAGAATTTACACCGAGCCGTGGAAACGATAAGATGGTGCGTGTGCAAGCCATAGCAGATTTATTTTCTTCGGGTATGGTGTGGGCACCTGACACACGCTGGGCGCGTGAAGTAATTGAGGAGGTTGCGTCCTTCCCAGTTGGCGAACACGATGACTATGTGGACACAACCAGCCAAGCACTGCTTCGATTCAGACAAGGTGGCTTTATCACGCTAGACACTGATGAGCCAGATGAACCAAGATTTTTCAAACGTCGCAGCGCGGCGTACTACTGAGGTAAAAAATGGCAACCAATATAGATAAAGCACTGTACCAACAACCCCAAGGCATGGAGGAGTTGGCTCAAGACGAAGAGGCTATCGAGATTGAAATTGTTGATCCTGAAGCGGTCAACATCAGTATTGGTGACTTAGAAATCAGCATGATGCCCGGTGAAGACGATGACTTCGGCGTGAACTTGGCCGAGGACATGGACGACGGTGCGCTGTCTGCACTGGCTGGAGACTTAGCCGGAGACGTTGAGCAAGATAAAGGCTCACGCAAAGATTGGGAAAAAGCCTACACCGAGGGCTTGAAACTGTTGGGACTCCAGTACGAGGAGCGTACAGAACCTTGGAACGGCGCTTGTGGTGTGTTCCACCCCATGATTACAGAAGCAGTGGTGCGGTTCCAGTCAGAGACAATTACTGAGCAGTTTCCAGCCGCAGGCCCTGTACGTACAAAAATCTTGGGTAGAGAGACTCCTGAGAAGCAAGAGGCGGCTGTGCGTGTCGAGGCTGACATGAACTACGAGTTGACTGAGGTCATGCGCGAGTTCCGTCCCGAGCATGAGCGCATGTTGTGGAGCCTCCCGGCTACAGGTTCAGCATTTAAGAAAGTTTATTTTGATCCCAATCTGGGACGCCAAGTATCTATATTTATCCCAGCAGAAGACATTATTCTGCCCTACGGAACAACCGACCTAGACACTTGCTACCGCTTGACACACGTCATGCGCAAGACCAAGAACGAGATCATCAAGCTTCAGCAAGCAGGCTTTTACCGCGACATTGAGTTGCCTGACCCCAGCAAAGAGCAGGACAACATCAAGCAAGCCAAGGACAAAGAGACTGGCTTCTCTGATCTGAACGACGAGCGCTACACCCTGTACGAGTGTCATGTTGACTTGGTGTTGGAAGGGGACGAAGACAAGGACGACGACGGTGAACCTACCGGCGTTATGAAGCCATACGTATTTACCCTAATAAAAGGAAGCAATGATGTCTTGTCTATTCGGCGGAACTGGGAACAAGATGACCCCCTTTGCCTCAAGCGCCAGCACTTTGTCCACTACCAGTACATCCCCGGCTTTGGAGCCTACGGCTTTGGACTCTTTCACCTCATCGGTGGATACGCTAGGTCAGCCACCAGTATCATGCGTCAGTTGGTCGATGCTGGGACGTTATCTAACTTACCCGGAGGTCTTAAGACTCGCGGAATGCGCATTAAGGGAGACGACACCCCCATCGCTCCCGGAGAATGGCGAGACGTAGACATTGCTTCTGGGGCGCTGCGTGACAGCATCCTGCCCTTACCCTACAAGGAACCAAGCGTTGTCCTGTCCGGACTGATGGATAAGATTGTGGAAGAGGGCCGTCGTTTTGCCGCAACAGCGGATATGAAAGTGTCGGACATGTCCGCGCAGGCTCCTGTGGGCACGACACTGGCTCTTTTGGAGCGCCAGCTTAAGGTTATGTCTGCGGTTCAAGCCCGTCTGCATTACACCTTCAAACAAGAGTTGCGCCTGTTGGCCGCGATCATCCGCGACTACACCGAGCCAAACTACGACTACGACCCAGAAGATGCCCCACGCAGGGCCAAGAAAAAAGACTACGACCACATCGACATCATCCCTGTGAGCGACCCCAACGCGGCAACAATGAGCCAGCGGGTTGTGCAGTACCAAGCCGTCATCCAGATGGCGCAGATGGCTCCAGATATTTATGACTTGCCACAGTTGCACCGCAACATGTTGGAGGTTCTTGGTATCAAGGATGCAGATAAGCTCGTGCCCCTGCCCGACGACCAGAAACCCAAAGACCCTGTGTCTGAGAATATGGCCGCACTGCGCTTAGAGCCGTTAAAAGCTTTCTTCTATCAAGACCACGAGTCCCATATAAAAGTTCATATGATGGCAATGCAAGACCCAATCGTCATGCAGTTGGTTGGCCAGAACCCCAAGGCTCCTCAGATACAAGCCGCAATGATGGCGCACGTTGCAGAGCACGTTGGCTTTGCATACCGTCAGAAGATTGAGCAGCAGATGGGTATGCCTCTGCCTCCTGAAGATGAGAAGCTGCCACCAGAAATGGAGATCCAACTCTCCGGCATGATGGCGCAGGCCGCATCCCAAGTGCTGCAACAAAGCCAAGCACAACAAGCTCAACAGCAGGCGCAGCAACAACAGCAAGACCCGCTGATCCAAATGCAGCAGCAAGAGTTGCAGATCAAACAACAAGAGTTGGCGCTTAGAAAACAAGAAGTCGAGGGCAAGTTGAATATTGAGAATAAGCGTCTTGAAGTTGATGCCCTGCACAAAGCGGGGCAGTTACAGCAACAAAAGGCAACGGCAAACATTACCGCAATGGGTAAGGCCGGAGATTTAAAGCGCCAGCGTCAGCAAATGGAGATGAACGCAAGAAATCAACAAGCTAAAGAAAGTCCAACCAAATGATTCAAGAATTTGCACGCGTATTGCGCGAAAAATTACGCACCGATATGAACAACTACGCAGATGACTGCGCTGGTGGGGCATGTCGCAACTTTGAAGAGTACCAAAAACTCTGCGGGATTATTCAGGGTCTAGCCCTTGCAGAGCGTTATCTACTTGACCTTGCACAGAAAGTTGAACAATCAGATGAGTGAACTCGTTTTAGAACCGGGGCAGTATGCCCTGCCTGAAGTAATCCAGCCCGTCGATGCGCCAGCAAACGACGCATCCAACGAAGAAAAAGCCACTATGTTGCCAGAGCCTTCCGGCTGGCGCATCTTGTGTGCTGTGCCCCCAGTCTCTGAAAAGATTGATGGTACTGAGCTTGATCTTGTACGCGACACAAGCACTATGCGACAAGAAGAAAGCGCGACCACCGTGTTGTTTGTGATGAAGGTTGGCCCTGATGCGTATAAAGATCAGACCAAGTTTCCCACAGGCGCGTGGTGTAAAGAAGGCGATTTCGTCCTTGTACGTACCTATTCTGGTACGCGTTTCAAGATTTTTGGAAAAGAGTTCCGGCTCATCAATGATGACCAAGTGGACGCTGTTGTGCAAGACCCTCGTGGGCTAACCCGCGCTTAAAGGAGCAGAAATGGCAGAGCAATATAAGTTCCCAGACGAACTTGATGACGACAAAAAGCAAACGGTGGACATCTCCACTGAAGATGATGTTGAAATTGAGATTGTTGATGACACACCTGTACAAGACCGTGGCCGTAGGCCATTGGACAGAGAAGTGGAAGACCCCACCGATGAAGAGATTGAGTCTTATACAAGAGGCGCACAAGATCGCATCAAGGAGTTAACCCATGCGCGTCACGACGAGCGCCGTGCCAAAGAAGCCCTTTTGAGGGAGAAACAAGAACTTGAGCGTCTTGCACAGCATTACGTTGACGAAAACAAAAAGCTCAAACAGTACGTAAACAATGGTACTGAGCAGTACGGAGCTATGGCCAAGACCGCTGCCGAAGCGGAACTGGAAAAGGCACGTCGAGAGTACAAGGCCGCACAGGAGTCGTTTGACACCGATGCCATCCTTGCCGCACAAGAATCGCTTTTTGAGGCTAAGACAAAATTACAACAAGCACAGAATTTTCGTCCACCCCCTTTACAAGTGGAAGAAAGTGCGGTACAACCGCGACAACAACAGACAGAATCTGTCAAACCAGACGAAAAGACCCTGCGCTGGCAGGCAAAAAACCAGTGGTTTGGTTCAGACGGATTCGAAGAAGTTACCAGCTTTGCACTAGGGCTGCATCAAAAACTAGTCAACTCCGGGGTTGATCCCCGCCAAGACGAATATTTCGAGCAAATTGATGCTCGCGTGAAGTCGAAGTTCCCTGAAGTTTTCGGTGGAAACGACGAAAGGCCTAAGTCGAGTGAGACTCCAAGGCGTCCATCATCCGTGGTGGCCCCTGCATCACGTTCCACAGGAACAAGGAAAGTCCAATTAACGCCGTCACAAGCTGCGTTGATTAAGAAGTACAACCTTGACCCTAAGAAATACGTCGCAGAAGTTTTAAAATTGGAGAATCAAAATGGCTGAAAACCGTAACCCCCGTGACAATGTGTCACGCGAAAAGAGCACTCGATACGTTTATAAACCTTCGAGCGCGCTGCCCGATCCTACCCCTGAACCCGGATGGGAGTATCGCTACATAGCGACTCATGTCTTGGGACAGTCAATGCCAACCAATGTGTCTAGCAAGATGCGGGATGGCTGGGTGCCAGTGAAGGCAGCAGACCATCCAGAACTGATGCTTGAAGGTAATGCAAATGGTAATGTGGAGATTGGTGGATTAATGCTTTGCAAAATCCAGACCGAAAGACTCATGGCCATGAAAGAGTATTACGACACGCAAGCGCAGAACCAGATGGACTCAGTGGACAACCACTTCATGAGAAATAATGACCCGCGTATGCCTCTGTTTGCTGACCGCAAGTCTTCATCCAGTCGCGGAAGCGGATTTGGTACAGGTTCTAAATAAAGGAATCTTAAATGGCTTATCCAGTAGTTGACGCCCCATACGGGCTAAAACCTGTAAACCTGATTGGTGGACAGGTATTTGCGGGTTCAACCCGTTTGATGGAAATTGCAAGTGGCTATGCCACCAGCATTTTCTATGGTGACTTGGTAAAACGCATTTCTGATGGCACTATCGAAAAGGACACTGGCACAACAACTGCCACTCCTGTTGGTGTGTTTTTGGGCGTAAGTTTTACTAACCAGTCAACTGGTCAAGTCCAGCAACAACAGTACTATCCAGCCAGCCAATCAATTGCTTCGGGAAGTAAAATCTTCGCTGTGGTTGCTGATGATCCTGATACGCTGTTCCAAGTAGTTTCTTGTTCTGCAACCACAACCGTGGCCGGAATGGGCATTTCTGCTATTGGTAATAACATTGCTTTGATTCAAAACGCTGGCTCTACCGTTACAGGTAACTCCAAAGTGGCTATTGATGAAGGCACGCAGACTACTACCAATACGCTGCCTATCCGCATCATTGATGTGGTTCGTGAGACAGCAACAGGCGCTGATACATTTGTTGAGTTTATTGTCAAGATAAATGCGACTATGCACCAGTACAACAACTCAACCGGTGTATAAGGAGCTAAATCATGGCTATTTCACGCGCACAACTACTTAAAGAACTGCTCCCCGGACTGAATGCATTGTTTGGCATGGAGTACTCCCGCTACGGCGAAGAGCATAAAGAAATCTACGAAACTGAGAAATCAGAGCGTAGCTTTGAAGAAGAGACCAAGCTTGCTGGTTTCTCCGCTGCTCCCGTCAAGAACGAAGGTTCTGCCATTGCTTATGACAATGCGCAAGAAGCGTTCACAGCACGCTACAACCACGAAACCATTGCCTTGGGTTTTTCAATCACTGAAGAAGCGATTGAAGATAACTTGTACGACAGTTTGTCTGCCCGTTACACCAAAGCCTTGGCCCGTGCAATGTCCTACACCAAGCAAGTCAAGGCAGCTTCTGTTTTGAACAACGGCTTCTCCGCTAGTTACGTTGGCGGCGACGGTGTTGCTCTGTTCAGCACTGCTCACCCCTTGGTTTCTGGTGGCACCAACAGCAATCGCCCAACTACCAACGCTGACTTGAACGAAACTTCATTGGAAAATGCAGTCATTCAAATCGCTGCTTGGACTGATGAGCGTGGCCTGTTGATTGCAGCAAAGCCCCGCAAGTTGATTATTCCTCCTGCTCTGATGTTCGTGGCTACCCGCCTGTTGGAAACCAACCTCCGTGTTGGCACTGCTGACAACGACATCAACGCGTTGAAGAACAACGGTTCAATCCCAGAAGGCTACACTGTCAATCACTTCTTGACAGACAGCAACGCTTGGTTCTTGTGCACTGACGTGCCCAACGGCCTGAAGCATTTTGAGCGTATGCCTTTGGAGAACAAAATGGACGGCGACTTCGATACTGGTAACGTACGTTACAAGGCTCGTGAGCGTTATTCATTCGGCTGGTCTGACCCATTGGGAATTTTCGGTTCCCCCGGTACGACCTGATAGACAAAGGGGGCCTTGTGCCCCCTTTTCTTTTGGTGTATATTGAACACATTCCGAGAATCATCGGTGTATCAAACAGGCTCGGCTGACCTCATGCAGATTGATACGCTACAACGCATGGAGAATTAAACATGGGATTCGCAACTCACCTTGGCCCTTGGTTGTTGGGCACTGTTAAAAACACAACTGGCACTACCGCTGGCACTATCCGTAACATGGGCGCAACTACTGTTGCTCAAACTTATACGGCTCCTACTTCCGTTATTTTGGCAAGTCCCACAGCACAACAAATGTTTGTGTTACCCGCTGGCGCTAAGATTGTTCGCTTTGGACTTGAAGTTAATGTTGCCCTGACTGGCGCAACTAACTGCGGCGTTACTATTGGTAGTTCTGGCACAGCTAACCTGTATATGGCTACGGTCAACACCGGCACTTCGGCGGTTCAAACTTCTCCAGCTACCATCGCAGCGGCTACTTCAGGTCTTTATGACAGCATTGGCACAACTGATGCGATCATCTTTGGCACATTTACCGCAGCTACTGCTGACGCTACTGCCGGTACGATCACTGTTACTGTTGAGTACATCGTTCGCGACTCCGACGGTTCTGCTAATCCTTCACAGGTTTAATTAATCTTGGGGGCTTCGGCCCCTTTTTAAAAGGAGATTGATTATGATGCAGACAGACGTAAAAAGCGGCGCGGCAGCAGCCAACGCAACTACCACTATTTTTGCTGGCCCAACCCGTATCAAGGGTGTATCCATCAGCTACCCATCAGGCGGAACAGTTGTTCTCAATGATGGGACAGGCGGCACAGCTATGTTTTCATTTACTGCGCCAGCGGCTGCGGGTTCTATCTACATGATGTTTCCCGGAGAAGGTATTAGGTGCAGCACCAATATCTCCGCAGTAGTAGCAGCAAGCACTACCGCAGTGGTGTTTTATGGCTAAGAAGACTCCCTCCCTTGCTATTGGTCGTGGTGAAAAGTTACCCGCTTCCAAGGGGGCGGGTTTGACTGCCAAAGGCCGTGCCAAGTACAACGCAGCAACAGGAAGCAACTTGAAGGCTCCGCAACCACAAGGCGGCAAGCGTAAGGATTCGTTCTGCGCTCGTATGTCTGGTATGCCCGGCCCGATGAAAGATGAAAAAGGCAAGCCTACCCGCAAGGCGGCTTCTTTAGCAAGATGGAAATGTTGAGGTAAATCATGGGAACTAAATCCGGAATGCTTGGTGTATTGCCAATGTTGCTAGAAGACACAAAGATTAAAGATCTTGTTAAATCCGGGATGCTTGGTATAGCGCCATCGCTGATTGCAGAAGACATGAGCGAGCAAGATAGACTAGAAAAAATTAAAGCTTTAAAAGAAGCTGAAGACTCAAAACAGGAAGCAGAATCAGGTAGAGGTATGAAACGCGGCGGCAAAGTTTCCAGCGCCTCCAGCCGTGCTGATGGTTGCGCTACCAAAGGCAAGACAAAGGGTAGGTTTGTATGACTGAGCAAACAGACACCGTAAAAAACGTACTGGATATCGTGGCAGTGTTTACCACGCTTGGCACATTTTTGAATTTACTTACTCCTGTATTCGGCTTGATCGGTGCGGTAGTTGGTGTCATGCGTATTTACGAGATGGCTACAGGCAAAGAGTTTTCTGCACTATGGCGTAAAAAGAAGGCAGACGATGCCGAGCAAGAGTAAAAAACAACACAATTTCATGGCAGCGGTGGCTAAAAACCCATCGTTTGCTAAGAAAGCCGGAGTCCCGCAGTCTGTGGGCAAAGAATTTTTAACTGCCGACAAAGGCAAAACTTTTAAAGAAGGTGGAACTATGGCAACGAAAATGAACCCTGGTTTTATGGCAATGATAGCTAAGAAAAAAGCTGGAGCCAAATCAGAGATGCCCTCTAAGATGGGCAAACCTGTGATGAAAAAAAGTATGGACACCGCTAAAGATGGCATGAAGATGGCTAAAGGAGGCATGCACAAAATGCCTGATGGCAAGATGATGAAAGACTCTGCCATGAAGAAAATGAACATGGGTGGCATGGGCTATGCCAAAGGCGGCGGCATTGAGTCCAAGGGTAAAACCGAAGGCAAGATGGTCAAGATGAACAAGGGCGGCAAAGCCTGCTAAAAGGAGCCAATCATGGCAAGAGCAAAAGCAAAAGATTTAGCGGGTCTAGCCGCACTTGGTTTTCTTGGGTACAAGTTATTTGGTAAAGGCAAGGATGCAATGGGTCCTTCTGCGACCGCAAAAGAAAAAGACGACTCTGATACCCGCATGAAAGCGCAAAAAGACGCCGTGTCTGGTAAGCGTGTTACAAACGAGTCTTCATACACTGGCACTACCAAAAACAACTCTGACGCCGCTAAGAACATTGGTTATGGAGGTGGAGACGACAGCGATAAAAATCTTAAACGTGTAACTTCTGGAGCTAACCGTTCTGTCTCCGCTTCTACCCCTAAATCAGACAAAAACGAAGACTTCAGTAACGAAGGGCGTACACCGGTAAGGGGCAGTTCCGCTTCCCCTACATACACGAGCAAAACCCCCGCTGGGGATAAAAAGCGTACTGAGGGCAATGAACCAATGCCTTCCCTGCGTAAAGTTGAGGCGCGGGCTGCTTCAAACAAAACTGATGCAATGCGTAACGCTTCACGTGCAAATGTTGCTGCGGCAAATCGTCAAAAGGCGATGAAAGCAAATCCAGAAGCACAAGCGGCTGAACGTGTATACCCAGAAGAACTTTTAGTTGGTGGCCCCGGCGTTAAGGTAGTAGGTACTGCAGCAAAGAACTTAGCCAATCGTGGCGCTAAAGAAATACCTGAGTATGCTATCCCTCGACTTGGTGGGCCAGCAACGCAAACAACAACAGCAGCGCCTCGCCTTGGTGGGCCAACTCCACAACTGACTGGCCCAAGTAAAACTGATCTGATGGCACGTGATCGCGCGGCTCGTGAATCAGCACGTCAAGAGGAAATGTTGCGTGAGAACGCTCGTCGTTCTGGTCTTGACCCCGACAATATCAATCCCGCAGTGGCTAACAAGGTTCGCGAGAACATGGGTGGCTCTGATTTTTCCCTTGGCATGAAGCGTGGTGGCATGACCAAGATGGCTTCCGGCGGCATGACTGCTTCCCGCCGTGGTGACGGTATCGCTTCACGTGGCAAAACACGTGGCAAGATTTGTTAAGGAAAAATCATGGGAAAACACTCAAGACACTATACCGACTTGAACCCACTTGAAGGTGGTGGAAGTGGTGGCGGTAGCGGTAGAAGTGGAAAATCGGCAGGGAGGCCACTTGATGCAGAGTTTTATGTACCAGCAACGGGCGCTGCGTTAGTAACTGCGGGCATGGCTGCACTGGGAGCCAAGAATGATGCCAAAAGAGAACGCGAAGCCGCCGCTGAAATAAAGCGTGAGTCCCGTGGCAAAAAAGACTCAATGACCGCAGGTCAAAAGCAGTCTATGCAAGAAGCAAAAGACGAAGAGTCATATCAGAAAAGAAAGACTGCGCCTACCACAAAGACGGAAATGGGTGAAGCATTTGCCAAAGGCGGTATGACCGCATCCTCACGTGCAGATGGCTGCTGCGTCAAGGGCAAAACTCGCGGAAAGATGTGCTGACATGGCAACCGCAAAACCCAATAGCGTAGTCAAGTCTTTAAAAAAGGCTGGGTTTTACGGCGCGAGTAAACCCAAGCGGTTGGGTATTATTAACAAAGTTACAACCAAACCTCAACGGATTGAAATGGTTGATAAACTGTTTTTAGCCAAAAAAGTTAAAGGGGTTAAAAAATGATGTCTTCTCGCGGTATGGGCGCTATCAACCCTAAGAAAATGCCGAGAAAAAAAGAGATTACCCGTACTGATGACCCAAATAAGGTCGCTATGTACAAAAAGGGCGGCAAGGTCAAGAAGATGGCTGAAGGTGATTTGGTTGATGATGTTAGCGTAAAACCAAACTATCTTGCGTTAGACAAAAACTTTAAAGCTGCTGGTGCTAGGCTTGAGGGCAAAAAGTCTTTAGGGAAAGACTCCGAATTGTCAGCATACATGGACTTGGACGCAATGAAAGTTGGCAACCAATCAACAAAAGCAAAAGCTTCAAAAGTTGGCGTTAACTACACAAAAAGATTTTCTGAAGGCGGCAAAACAAAGTCCAAAGTAAACGAGGCGGGTAATTACACCAAGCCAGAGTTACGTAAACGAATTTTCAACAGCGTCAAGGCTGCGGCAATCGTAGGCACAGGCGCAGGACAATGGAGCGCGAGAAAAGCGCAAGTGATGGCTAAACGGTATAAGGCCGCAGGTGGCGGGTATCGTGATTAAAAAGCCACAGCAATCCCTAAAGAACTGGGGAAACCAAGATTGGACAACTAAAAGTGGTAAAAAATCTTCTGACACAGGTGAGCGGTACCTTCCAAAAGCTGCGATCAAAAGTCTTAGCCCTGCTGAGTACGCTGCGACAACACGTGCAAAACGTGCTGGCAAAGCTAAAGGGCAGCAATTCGTGAAACAACCACCCAAAGTGGCAA